GGGGGGAGTAGCCGGTTCAAAAGATCCGGTTCTATATAAGCCCTGGTGTCGGCAGGTTCTGCGGACTGTCGGACTCTATATGAGGACTGTAACTATGCCATGCGGAACATTGACGCGTGACGACTCTGTCGCCACGGCAGCCACTGCGAAGCAATATCTCACAGGGACTGGTCAATGGACCGTTTACTGGTCTGGAGACCTCGTAACTCGCCCAAAGTATAAATCTACTACGGGTGAGTGCACGCCGAACTTCTATAAGAAGAAGGCGCGAGGCGACCTAATCCCTTATACGAACTTCTCGCAATTTGAACGCGAGGGGTTCATAGACGGGCGCTACAAAGTACTCACCTATTCGGGTGGCGTACTCGGTAGCATTAACCAGTACTCTCCTGTATGGACACATGGCATCAGACAAGTCACGGAAAGTGACGTGTCTACATGGGTGTCAAGTCTGGAATTATCTTATAACGATGTGGTACAAGCCGCAGTGGCGAGTGCCTATTCGAAATTTGACTTCCTGACTTTCTTGGCTGAAATTACGAAAACGGTCGAAATGTTTCGCACTGCGATTTCGCATGCGATAGACCTTTTCCGATCATTTCGAGGTGCAACTTCCGGTTATTTGGAAGCCCGCTATGGTTGGCGGGTGTTGTACTACGAAATGCAAAGCCTTGAAGACGCGATACGCGAGTTAGCGCATCGGCAGTCTGACATCGTTACAGGCCGGGTAACGGCAAGTAGCATTATACATCCAAACGAAAGTACCCACCTTCATAACTTTGGTTATGGAGGGTACACCCAAAACGTGTGGGAAGAATATTCCATACGCGTTAGAGGGAGTGCTGCTTTGAAGGGTCATTTCGACGGCTTTGTCTTTAACCCGTTCTTAACAGCGTGGGAGTTAATCACATACTCCTTCGTTGTGGACTGGTTTGTTGGCATAGGCCAATGGATTGCTGCTCTAAGTGCCCTCGTCTTATCATCCGAAAACACTACCGCCGGTGGTTTCCTCGCTCGTTGCGATCGTGTTGTAACATCTTCCGATGTTTGGGAAGATGCCAACCACGTTTGCGCAGAGTTGTGGTGTAATTCCACTAGCTGGTGTGAGTACGTGGTAAGAACACCTCATCCAACACCTCTATTCCCGCAAATACGCGTGGACCTCAACTTCATGAAGATCTTAGATCTCGTGGCGTTGTTAGTCCAAGCCTTCTCTAATAGGAGATAAACCCATATGGCAGCCATGACGACTGTCCTAACTGAGTTTTCCGATAAGGAAGACTCGCGCACGTATACCCTAAGTGGGCATACCGCCGTCCGACCGAATCTGGTAATCCAGAAACGGAAGGTAGCGTCTGGGGCTTCGGGTGTCGCTTCTGATACGGTGTCGGTTATATTCGGCACTGTTGACGAGGATGGCCTCCCGATTACCTCAAAAGTCGTTTTCGAGGTGAACGTTCGTCGTCCGGTTAATATCGGATCGGCGGAGACCGACATTACGGATGCCCTTGCGGTATTCCGTGATATCGTTGCAGGCGATGAATTCGCTGCTACGGTTTCTACTCAGAATTACTTGTCTTAACAGACAAGGGTTGTGAGTAAGAAGTTACGGTATCTAAAGTTCCTTTGGGAACTTAAAACACCTCGATTTGGGAGTCTTCGAAATGAAGCTACCTTTCTTAGCATACGACCTTTGTCGATGTTACGTGAACGACTCGGCAGACGTAGGGTCAGAACTGAAGAACAAGGTACTCGGATTCCTCCGAGCCAGGAACCTCAGTAAACTGACCCAAGTCACGTCTATCTTCCAGGAGCATTGTCAGAACCTGGAGACGAGGCGCTTTCTGATGCAAGTAGAAGCATTCTTTAAAAAGAATGCCGCATTTGCGGATAAGGTGAAAACCGAGTCCGCCGCACTTGAATCTTTCCGCGCTGCAGAAGTGCAGTGTAGGGAGACTAACGTGCGACTCGATCGGTGGGAGGAGTCCGAATGGGCGAATCACATCCGAAAGATGCAAAATGCCATCGAACATGTGTTAGGATGCCCTCGTTTATTTCTGGATGTAGTACCAGAGTCAATAAGATTGACGGACGGCGCAACATCACATGACTCACGGCGTAGATCTCTTCCATACATGAAAGTTAGGAAGAAATATTACACTACTCCGGGAGGGGGTGGAATCCTGAGGGCCCTATTTCAGTTCTTTGAACTGGGAAAAGTGTCTACTAGGCAAACCTCCTTTAATCGTGTGGTGTTTGTACCAAAGAACTGGAAAACTTGCCGTACAATCGCGTGCGAGCCAACGGGCACATTGCCCTTTCAGCTTGCATTCGACCATTATTGCAAGTCACGTCTTCGGACGCGCGCAGGTATTGATCTGCGTGACCAGTCTTTAAACCAAACTGGGGCGGAGAAGGGGTCCATTGATGGATCCCTCGCAACTCTCGACCTCAGCGCAGCCTCTGATTCCCTAGCCATGAATGCAGTTCACCTGTTATTTCCGGTGGACTGGGCTAGGATTCTTTTCAAGCTGCGGTCTCCAGCATACATTCTACCCGATGGAACTAAAGGCGTTTATCACAAATTCGCCTCCATGGGCAATGGAATGACATTTTCGCTTGAGACCTTGGTTTTCTGGGCGGCATGCAAAGCCGTAGGGTCAAGAAAGCCTATCGTGTACGGCGATGATATCATCGTCGAAACTGATTTGGCAGACGACCTAGTAGCTTTGCTAGCCTTCCTTGGCTTTACTGTGAATGGCGAAAAGTCATACTTCGAGGGCCCCTTTCGGGAATCTTGCGGTGTGAACTTTTACAAGGGCATCGATATAACCCCCGTATATATACGGGATCAAATCGACGATCCAAGTGTGCTTTCGCACATTGTGAATAGCCTATCACGGTATGCCTACCCGGGTTCTTCCTTGGGTGAGTTCCTCCGACTACTTGTACGGAGTCACAACTTACTCTTGGTCCCCTGGCAGGAAGATACGACAGCAGGTATCTGGATAGATATCCCAACTGCGTATCGGCTGAGGAAGCTCCGATCGAGAAACGGCGAGCTGACACAACTGCGCTATTCTACAAAGAAGAAGCGTAGAAGGATCAGCGATATTCGCACGTACATGCTTTGGCACTTGTGGAAATTTTCACAGCCATTGCGTGTGTTCCGATTCGGATCAGCTACAGAGGTACCCCTACCCACGCATAAATACGTGCGCAGGGTTAGCGGGTGGTTTCCACCTGCTAAGGTCCCGCCGGTCTACCTTTACTGGTGGACTGACTTTCTCACCGATAAATCTGTGAGTTAG